ATGCGTAACGAAGTGGCTTACACATTGATGGCAAACTCAGAAGAACTAACTTTAACGGTTCAACAACAAAACTATTTGGACTGGCTGTGCACCGCTCCATCGGAGCGGGTGCCAGCTTCCAAAGCTAGATACGCCATTGAGCATGGCATGGATGAAACAACGCTACGGCGTTGGCAGAAGAAAGATGTTTTTGTTAACGAATGGAAAAAGCGTGTGGACGACATCCAGGGTTCACCAGAACGTACACAGAAGCTTCTGGACACACTTTACAACAAAGCTTTAGAGGGTGACACCAAATCGGCTCAACTGTATCTACAGGCCACGAACCGTATGTTGCCACCTACGGTAACGGTTCAATCTAGTAAGAAGACAACGGAGTTGTCCGATGTTGAACTCGATGAACTTATTGGGCAGATTGCTGCCCATGAGAAGTCGCGACGTAACTTCAAGGTGGTGTAATGACTACAACCAATGATGCAATGTATGTTGCGCTAAAAGCGCAATACCCAACGCTGTCTACGTTGGGTGACATGATGTACGCCTTTGCTCAAGATAACGGCTACAACTTTCGTGACACACTCGGCTACGAGTTTTATGCCGCTACTGGTGCCGTTGGCACCACTCGCGGTGACTTGGCTAACTCGTATTGGAACGACCCGGACTTTGCTGTGTCGAACCTTGAGATGGAAGATGGTAACGATTTGTTGTTAGAAGATGGAAGTTTCGTTTTGATGGAGGCCGGCAATGGCTGATAAGAAGATAACTGCTTTAACGGCGCTGACTGGCGCTAACACGGCTAGCACAGATGTGTTCCCTATTGTGGATGTGTCGGCTACGGAAACTAAAAAGATTACGGCAGCAGAGTTGGCTGCCGCTATTGCTGTTATTGGTTTAGATGCTGGTGGTGGTGTTCCAACAAAGATTCATGGTATTGAGTTGCCTGCTGCACATATGATTCGTTTTGAGGGTTCTACCGATAACGATTTTGAAACCTTTTTGACGGTTGTGGACCCGACTGCTGACCGTACTCTTACTTTCCCTAATGAGACTGGTACTGTCGCTACTCAGGCTTATGTAACAACGGCTGTCGCCGCTGTCAGCGTTGATTTTAGTAACGACCAAAACATTCTAAACAACGCAGTATTTAACTAGGGAACGATTTAACCACTTATTAGGAGATAACACATGGCAACATTTACCAAAAACCACCTTAGCGCTTCAACTGATGGGCGAATGATTAAAGTCGCTGCTACCGCTACCGCTGGTACAACGATTCATACTGGTCCTACAAACACAGCACATTTTCATGAAGTGTGGTTGTATGCGGTAAACTCAGACACAACTGACCGCAAACTAACTATTGAATGGGGCGGAGTGTCATCGCCTGATGACTTGATTGAGTTTACTGTTAAGGCTGAAAACGGTTTGTATCTAATAGTTCCTGGTCTTGTTTTGCAAGGTAATGCTACTGCCCTTTTGGTTCGTGCGTTTTGTGCAACAGCAAATGTTGTCAGTATTGCAGGTTATGTAAACGAAATAGCATAACTTTAGTTATGTCTAGAATTCTTAGAAACACATCGGGCGGTAAGGCTATTAGTGGTGATGCTTTGGCACCACGCTCTCGCCGTAATAGTTCTTTGCAGGTTGATTCCTATTTTCGTGGTGGTGGGAAAACACCTTTAGTAATTAACTATCTTGTCGCCGCAGGTGGCGGCGGGGGTGCAACTGCTGGAACACAAGACGCTGGTGGTGGTGGTGGTGGTTATCGTACAACCATTGGTACATCTGGTCGTGGTGCGACTGCCGAAACTGCATTAACAGCATTGCTTTCAACCAACTATGCTGTCGTTATCGGCGGTGGCGGTGGAGCAGGAAATCCCAGAGGTAGCAATGGTTCTAATTCAAGTTTGACACTTCTTTCTGGTAGTTCTAACACAACTATTACATCTATTGCGGGTGGTGGAGGAACTGGGGTATCAGCAGAAACAGGTGGTGCTGGTGGCTGCGGCGGCGGCGGTGGGAAAAATAGTGGTGCAGGTGGTGCAGGCACAACAGGGCAAGGTTATGACGGCGCTGCTGGTTACGGTAGCGGTCAAGGCGGTGGAGGTGGCGGTGCTGGTAGTGCTGGTAGTGCTAATAACCGAGGCAGCGGAGTTACTAGTTCAATAAGCAACACAAGCGTTGAATATTGCAGAGGCGGCAACTCTGGTGGTGGTTTAAGCGGTAGTGGTCCAAACACAGGTGGCGGCGGTAGAGGTGCTGCTTACGATGTTCTTGAATCACAAGCAGGAGAATCTGGTGTAATTGTTATGCAATACCCTTCTGTCTATACAATTACTTTTGGTGCAGGTGTGACGGGTACTGAAACAGATATTGGAAGCGGTATAAAAGTGGCAAGGATTACTGCTGGTTCAGGCAATGTAAGTTGGGCTGGATAATGGCACATTACGCATTTATAGATTTGAACAACATTGTAACCAAAGTAATTGTTGGTGTTGATGAAACAGTTACGCAACTTGATAATGGCGTAGAGGTAGGTGGTTCGTCTGAAGCGTGGGAACAATTTTATGAAAACCAACCTTGGCATCAAGGTTTAACCTGTAAACGCACTTCATATAATAACAACATTCGTAAACAATATGCAGGCATCGGTTTTACCTATAATGCTGAAGCCGATGTATTTGTTGCACCACAACCATATCTCTCTTGGGTTCTTGATGAGAATTATGATTGGCAACCACCAATACCAAAACCCCAAGGTAGGCATTACTGGAACGAAGAAATACTTGATTGGGTTGAAGTTGCAGGTGAATAAGTTATCAACTTATACAATTTTGGACAATGTTATTAAAGAAAAAGAATTGAATAAAATTCAATTACTTTTGACAAGCAACAAATTCCCTTGGTTTTATCAACAAATAGTAGCAGGACATAAATCAAAAGAGTTAGAACTTTTAGTTGAGGAAAATTTTTATTTTACACATTTGCTGTACGATGATGGTTCTCATAGCCTTTTTTCTAGCATAGTTGAACCAATACTTAATCAACTTAACTACGCAAATTTAATTCGCATCAAAGTAAATCTGTATCCTAAGACTTTTACAATTTACGAACATCCAAAACATACCGATTATGAGTTCAGTCATTCTGCTGCTATTTTTTATGTCAATACAAATGATGGTTTTACCGTTCTTGAGGATGGCACAAAAATAGAAAGCGTAGCAAATCGGTTGTTAATTTTTGATGGAAGTACCCTTCACAATTCAACTACTTGCACTAATGAAAAATCTAGAATTAACATAAATTTTAATTACATATAAAATATGGGTCGCAATTTAACTAGGTGGCTTATACCGCTACCAGCAATCCTATTTGCGGTTATACCGCAAAATGCTAACGCAGAACCAGTTGCGGGTTTAGCAACCACCTATTATACGATTGATGTAATCCCGCCAGTTCAATCAACATCCGAATACCCTGTCTGCGGTACTGAGACAGAGAACAACATCAATCGCAGTTATGACGGTGAACCATACGAGGATTGCACAGGCGACCTGTTCATGGTTCACATGACGGGATACATAGACATCCCTGAACACGACACGATTGAGTTCATGCTCGCACACGATGACGGCGGTGAGATAACTATTGACGGCAACACATTCGGTGTTTGGAATGACCAAGGTTGTTCGTGGAGTATGTCAGATGAACTAGAACTAGATGCAGGTAGCCAGCCTTTAGAATTGTGGATGTACGAGAACGGCGGGGGTGCCTGTCTAATGCTCGCCTGGAAGATTGATGATGAAGGCTGGGCGATAGTCCCAGACTCCGCGTTCACTACTAACGGAGTCTCGCAGACAACTTCAACAACATCTTCAACAACCACATCCTCATCTACGACCTCGACCACGGAACTATCCACAACAACAACAAGCTCAACAACAACAATCGCATCTACAACAACCCTTCCCACAACGACGACCACAGTTCAGTCAACAACAACCACGCAAACGACAACAACAACGTCAACGACGACCATCCCAATTTACACAACGACCACAACAATTCAAACATTTATAACTGAACCAGAAAAAGTGGT